TGGGACGATCCCCATGCGAAGTTTGTTAGTAAGTACTTGTGTTTTAGTATTTAGAACGTACGCGTTCCTGTATGTCTCCTCTAGGTGTCAGTTCAGGACGTACGCGTCCTGTTCTTGTCTTACCGTCTGTGAGTCTGCTGTTAACCTTGTTCCATATTTAACTGATCGTTGTTGACCGATCTAAAAGGAATTCAACACCCTCTCGGCTATATGCCGTCTCTCTAGCGTGTAGAGAGTTATTGCAAACACAGCAATGTGTGAGTGATGTGAAAAATCTAAGGTTACTAGTTTGTCAGTCTAATCTATTGATTAGCTGCTAGTTATGTAGGCCTTGTGAAGAAGTCTGACCAACTTCTAATGATCACCGCCAAATACCACGTCTTTTGTGGTAACACCCCACCAGGGTGTATTTTGTATTTGTTAAATGATTTAGTGTAGATGCTTAATTCATTTTACAAAAACAACTGAATGAAGTTAACAATCCTGGATTCGCTGTTAATTTCTACTGAAAGAGTAAGTTGCCTTAAATGGCCCTGTCCTCCATCGTGTTGCAGACCGAAAATTAGTAGTTATTTAACATAGAATCTGGAATTGTTTTTATCCAACGTACCGGAACTTTTGTAATATAGCTTGCTTTCCAAAACTTTCAGCACTAGTTACTGCTAGTGTAGGGTTGTTCGCCACGCCCGATCTTTGGTTTGTTCTTAAGTATAGCTTGAGCCATTCGCCGTTTGTTTTTGTAAAGTCTTTTAAGACGTTCTCCGTCATTTATTTTGTTTTTGCAGTCAGTTGCTGCCTTTTCGTACCACCTCCACCACCAGTGGAGTCCGCCTATTTATTATCATGAAAGTCATTTCTAAGAGAGTAAATAAGGTCGAAAGCGAACAAAATAGGCCCTGCGCTATTGCGCCCCCCCGTACCATCGTCCCATCTTATAAGGGACAAAAGCTCTGTACCACAGAGCACGGTTCGAAGAGAGCTGCTTGGAGATCTGTATCATCTAGCATTTCTAAGTCATTTCAACCGCAGTTCGGAACAGAATTTTTAAGTTCTGGACTTTCCTCTCTTGTCGCTGTGAACGAACTTGTTGAGAATCTATCAAAGTTCTCCAATGTTCAGCTCCCAGATGATGTGATTCCTCAAATTGAAGACATTGTTTCTTTGTTTTTCGCTCTTCGTGAAGTACAAAGTGTCTCTCAATTCTTTGGAATTATATTTCCTCATATTCGTAATCGATACCCGCAAAGTATTTCTGTTGCCATTATTAAGTATCTTACCAATATGTTTAAAGCATCTGGTATTGAGCCCCAGTGTGGGACTGAGAACTCTTCATGGGTACAAAGTATTCGTGATTGTTTTCAGAATTGGAAGCTTCTCAAATCCAACAAATTCTTTGGACAAATTTCTACATTGTTAGGAATCCTTGTCACTGTTGGATTGTGTGATGCTTCTCGTCTTACCTTCTCTATTGCTGGTTTTGAGATTATTAAGCCCGATTTGCTTAAATCTCACGCTAGTGCTTGGGATTTAGTTGATGCCTTATTTTCAACTGTTAAATCCTTTGCTGAAGGCTTGTATCTTTGTTTTCAAACTGGTTCTCTTAAGCCCTTTTTGATTAGTGATATTGCTGCCAATGAACTTGAAGAACAGTATGTTGAATATCTTCAATGGTGGGATTTTGTCAAAAATGGAAACCTTGAAAAGTTTACTAAAGTCACTGAAAGTGAATTTATTATGCGCGGTAAATCCGTGACTAGTCAATTCAAAGCTTTAGCTCAAACTCTTAAAGGAATGGAGAAGAAAGTTGTCAACGATAAGATTTACAAACTCGCTATGATTGATAACGAGTATGTTACCATGCGTGTTTCTGGTTCTATCAGAGAAGCACCTTTTGGTGTCTTGTTGAATGGCGACTCTAGTCAAGGTAAAACCACCTTTGGTGAGATGGTTATTGATGCCTTGCTAGCCAGTCAAGGATTACCAATGGAAAAAGAATATCGTGCTACGATTAATCCTGCCGATAAATTTTGGTCCAATTGGTCTTCCGAAAAGATTGTTTGTAAAATTGATGATATGGCTAACGAGAAAAGCACTTTTGTGCAGGCTAATCCCACTCGTGCTATTATTGATATTATGAACAATGAACGCTTCTATGCTCCGAAGGCGGAGATAGATGCTAAGGGTAAATGTTTTGTTGAACCCAAACTTCTTGTCGTTACTACCAATACTCAGAATCTTGAGGCTGGTACTTACAGTAACTGTCCTTTTTCTATTCAACGTCGTTTGTTGAGTGTTACTGTTAAAGTCAAGCCTGAATTTACTGATTCTCGTGGTTGTCTTGATAAAGAAGCTGTCCTTGCTCGTTACAGGGACAATGATGGTGGTTATAATCCACCAGCTGTTGATGATATTTGGGATATCACTATTGAACAGGCCAAGCAGCCTTCCAAACGTACCGAGACTGCTTCGTATGATGTTGTTAAGTTCAATGGAAAACTCATGAAAGATGTTAGTGCTATTGAAGCTATTAACTATCTTATCATCGAGTTTGATAAACATCGTCAGCATCAGAAACTTATTGTCAATTCTCAATTGAATCGCGTTAATACTATCCAGAAATGTCCGCATGAAGGATGTATTATGTTGAAGGGTTTCTGTAATGAACACTGTGATGAACTTCAGCCCCAAGTAGGCATTTCTACTGTCTACAAAGTTTGTAAATATGGCTTGAAAACTCGTCGCACTGTTCGAAATATCAAGAGTAAGTATAATGCTCTTAAGGATGTTGCTACTGATGTCCTTTATAATAGAGCTTATGCATTTGAATGTTCATGGGATTGGATCTCATTTTTAAATCAAGATGCTCTTGATATGCCTCTAGCACGTCGTGCCATATTTTGGTACAATAGAAAGAACTTAGAACAACGTGCTAAGAAGCAACTCATGTTTTTGTGGATGTTTCCACTATTTATGTTATTTGTAAATTATTATATGTTTTTGTTTATGTGTTCATATGCTACTTTCTCATCTGTCTATGTTATGTCTAGTGTGAAAGAGCAATATATTACAGAGCTCAAATCACGTCGTGATGGTGTTACTGTTATTATTAAAGCTCAACGAGAAAAGTATGCAAAAATTTTGTGTGCATCTGCACTCAGTATTGCAGCATTGTATTCGATTGCCCGTGCTTATTTTACTTGGAAAAAGTTGGATGTTCAAGGATCTCTTGAACCTACAACTGTCCAAGAAATTGAGACTCGAAGCAACCAAATTAATGTTTGGAATGGATCTACTAGTTCTAGAACTGTTATTTCACCTGTTGCTATGACTAGTACCCTTGACCATATGAAGAATATTATCGATGGTAATCTCTTCTATGGTTCTGCTGAGGTGGATGGAAAACGTTATATGGTTAATTTGTTATTTGTTGCTTCTAATTTAGTTTTGATTCCAAATCATTATTTTAAAGATTTGGATGTTCTTACCGTTACTAGTTATCACAACAATCCTGCTGCCCCTGGTGGTATTGTGGATCTTGTGCTTGAACAAGCTAATGGTTATCGCATTCCTAACACTGATTTTATTTTGTGTTATACTTCACGAGGTGGATCTCGTAAAGATATTACCCATTTGTTTCCCAAATCTAAACCTGTCGATACACCTTTTGTCATGCTTTACCGACAAAAGAACGGTGAGATTCTGGAAGCTAAGGGTTATGCTAATATGAAGAATACTTCAAATTCGTTAGAGAAATTCTTCGGTGGTGAATACCGTAGTTTATCTATCAACACATTTGGAGGTCTTTGTGGAGCATGTATCTTATCAGATTCCCGTGAAAAGTTCCTTTTAGGATTGCACCTTGGTGGTCAAGCTGATACACCACGAGGCTGCTTTGGCACGATCTTTTATGATGACATTATTTCTGCTGTCGCTGCGCTGCAGAAAAAGGAATGTAATGTTATCACTGG